AATATAAGGGAGATATTGTTTTTGGTCAAGCAAAACGCACAATTGGCATAAAATATATGTATAATTGAAAAAATTGGTCCGGGTAATTGGACAGAAAATCGCCCACGGTTGTTGAATCTCGATGAATAATACACACAAGGTCTCATGAAGTTCTTCGCTCATGGTAGGGGGTTTTATTCCCAATATCGAGTTAATATATTGGATATGTTCGAAATATTTATTGTAGCCAAGGATACTTAATATATTACGCATTTCGGCATAATTCAAGTCGGTCAATAATTTCCGTTCTTTCGCAATCCTAGTTTTTACTGCATCAATCACTTCGTCTGGTATTTTAGTGGTTTCCTTGGCTTGGAATTGAGAGAGGATCTCCTTGAAATGATTGAGACGAATATATGCCGTATACGATACTTCGTTTGGCATTTCTTTATTTAGGGGTTTCTGATTATCGATCATATGAATCAGAAATTTCCCGCATTTTACATTGTTACAAATCAAGACACCTTCTTCTTCCAAGGGAACCAATTCTCCTTGGTTGCAAATGAGACACGTGTGAGAAGAAAGCACATATTCTTGAAGATAATGAATGTCGCCATTGACGTTTTTCCAGTATTGATGATATAGATTTTTCGATTGTTTGTAGGTGTCGCTATTCACGTTTACCCCACTGCTGCCTTTTATTTTAAAGAAACTATTCATCGTGTTGACGTCTTTGAGATTCACTCCGCTCGAAACTTTTTGCTTGTCTTCATAATAATGAAAAATGAATTTAGAGTTTTTTAAAAGATAGTCCTTCTTTTTTTTCTGCAATTTCTTCACTTCCTTTTTAATGTCCTTTATTTTCTCTCGCAGTTCATAATATTCTTCTGTTTTCTCTTTTGTATTTTTTTTAATTTCATTTCGTTTGAGAATACACGATTCTTGTTCTTGATATAAGTTCGGTATTGTTTCACGCTCGATAACTAGAAACATGTTCATCATTTCTTGATGTTTTTCATCAATCGTTTGTTTTGTATCGGGTTTATCCATTGATTCAAATGGTATACTCTTTACCGACAATGGGTTTCATATATATTTTAAAGGAAAATAGAAATGTTTGTTGCTTTTTCAACTAGAAACTAGGGATCTTTTCGAAATATATATAGTTATACAATGTAGACAAATAACCTCGAATTCATCTCCACAAAACCGTTACATGTAGACAACCTGGGAAATTGGCAATTAAATGAATTTGTCTGGAAAATAATATCTTTAGGCATAATATATATATACGATAAAATGGCAGGAGCTCTCATGCAAATTGTAGCTTATGGCGCACAGGATCTATTTCTCACCGGAACCCCCGAAATTACTTACTGGAAGGTGTCTTACCGACGCCACACAAACTTTGCCATGGAAAGTATCGAACAGACTTTTCAGGGCCAGGCCGATTTCGGTCGCCGTGTAAGCGCTGTTCTCTCCCGTAATGGTGATCTCGCTTACCGTACATATCTCCAAGTCACTCTCCCCGAAATCTCTGCTTCCAATGCCAAATATGCTCGTTGGTTAGACTATGTCGGTGAACAGCTCATTTCGATCGTTGAAGTCGAAATTGGTGGTCAGCGCATCGATCGCCAGTACGGTGACTGGATGCACATCTGGAATCAGCTCACCATGAGTGCTGAACAGCAGCGTGGATACTGGAAGATGATTGGTCACACAACTCAGTTGACCTACATCACCGATCCCACCTTCGCAGCGGTTGCTGGTCCTTGTGCTTCGAGCGGTGGACCTGCTCAGGTTTGCGCTCCCCGCAATGCCCTCCCCGAAACCACTCTCTATATTCCTCTCCAGTTCTGGTTCTGCAAGAACCCCGGACTTGCCCTTCCTCTTATCGCTCTTCAGTACCACGAAGTCAAGATCAACCTCGACTTCAGACCCATTGGCGAGTGCTTATGGGCGGTCAATAGTCTAGGTGGTGGTGCTGATATCAAGGCCACTTCCGCTTACTCTCAGTCGCTTGTTGCCGCTTCCCTCTACATTGATTACATTTTCCTTGATACGGACGAGCGCCGCAAGATGGCACAGAACCCGCACGAATACTTGATCGAGCAGCTCCAGTTCACAGGCGATGAATCGGTCGGATCGTCAAGTAACAAGATCAAGCTCAATTTCAACCACCCCTGCAAGGAGCTCATCTGGGTTGTGCAGCCCGACAGCAACGTCGATTACTGCTCTTCCCTCGAATCCGGCGAAACCCTGTACAAGACTCTTGGTGCCCAGCCCTTCAACTACACAGATGCCATTGATGCTCTTCCCAACTGCGTCCATGCTTTCGGTTCCCCTGAAGCCGTCGGTGGAACGAACCAGTTCATCACCACTGCCGGTCTCTTTGAGATGCCCGGTGCCGGTGGATTCGATATCACTACATCGGCTACCGCTGCTGGTCATGACTGGCAGGGTCAGCCTTTCGGCGACAGCCAGCACCTGTCTGGTGTTTCTGATGCTGGTACATTCGTTCTCGCTGAAACCGCTTTGGACATGCACTGCTGGGGTGAGAACCCTGTTGTCACTGCCAAACTGCAGCTCAACGGACAGGACCGTTTCTCGGAACGCGAAGGATCTTACTTCGATGTCGTCCAGCCGTTCCAGCACCACACTCGCGCACCTGATACTGGTATCAATTTGTACTCATTTGCTTTGAGGCCCGAAGAGCATCAGCCAAGCGGTTCTTGCAATTTCTCGCGAATTGACAACGCTACTTTGCAGCTGGTTTTGTCTTCCGGAACCGTCGGAGGTGTTTCCACAGCCAAGGTCAGGGTTTACGCCCTATCTTACAACGTGCTGCGCGTGATGAGCGGCATGGCCGGTGTTGCTTACTCGAATTAAGCGTGGATAAATGTGATTTGACTGTATAACATTTCACTACAGAAACTCTCTGTAGTGAAAAACTGCTTTTGGTGCGCCAAAAGCAAGCAATCTAAGGTTTTTACAATAAAAGCGAAAAACGATATAAGATGAAACTCTATTATAACATATAACATGAGCTTAGATATCGTAACTCTTATTGAAAATAATCCGATCACCCGGTTTGATGGTCAGTATAATTCGAGGATGGTTGAAAAAGTCACGCGTAATTTTTCTAATTATGAGCAACAATTGTTCTTGTCTAGTTTTTACTGCTACTTGAAGTATGATTATAAGATTGATTTTGTGATCAATCTTGATGATATCTGGTCGTGGCTTGGGTTTAGTCAGAAATATAACGCAAAATACCTTTTAGAAAAAAAATTCACTATTAATGTCGATTATAAAATAATCGCTACTGAATCTTCGGTGGCAAAGATTATCGCTCCTGAACTATCAGGAGCGAAAAAAATCCCACGAGGAGGTCAGAACAAGGAAACAATTATGTTGAACGTCGATACATTCAAGAAAATGTGCATGAAAGCAGGAACGAAAAAAGCAGATGAAATTCATGACTACTTCATCAAATTAGAAAATGTTTTACAGGAAACTTTATTCGAAGAAAGCAACGAATTAAAATTACAACTCGAACTACAAAAGACAGAAGAAACCAAATCAGCGGAAAAAGCGAAACAAGAATATGAACTCAAACTAGAAACACAAAAAGTACTGGAAAGAGAAAAAGTACTCTTGAGAGAGTATGCCACAATCGGTGCCATGTTTTATATAATGAAAGTAAAAACATGGAAAGAAAATAAACAATATGTGATAAAAATCGGGGAAAGCAGACGCGGTGTCGCAGATAGGTACAGAGAACACAAAAATAATTACGAAGAGTGTATTTTATTGGATTGTTTTGCAGTCAGTAAAAGCCGAGATTTCGAGACATTCATCAAAGACCATGATCTGATCAGACCAAATAAATATAGAACGTTGGAAGGCCACGAAACCGAGTTGGAATTGTTACTGATTGGAAAAAATCTTTCTTACCAAACCTTGATAAATATAATCAATGCCAATTTAAAATATTTTAACAACAACGACACCGGCAAATTAGAGCTTGAAATTGAACAGCTGAAATTATTGCTCGAAATGAAAACGACGAGCAACGACAATGTTGTGATAAACGAACTAGTCAAAACCGTAAGACAATTGTCTGGCAAAATAGACAAACTTGAATCTATGACCGAAAAACTAGTAGCCATCCCTCCAGCACCAATCCCGAAACTCGTCACCGGATTCCAAGATCCACTGAAAACACTCGGGCCGAGGGTACAAAAAATAAACCCGGAAACATTAGAGTTGGTACAAGTATACGAGTGTGTAACAGAAGTTATGAAGGAAGATGGACGCATAAAACGACCGAGTATCAACAAAGCAGTCATGGAAAATACCGTTTACCACGGATTTAGATGGGCTCTGGTGGATCGAGAATTAGATCCCAATATAGTCTCAAACAACATATCGCCTACAAAACAAACGAAAGTCCAAAACCTGGGATATATCGCTCAAATAAACAAGGAACAAACTGAAATCGTGAACGTGTATATCGACAGAAAAACAGCGGCGCATTTTAACGGATACGAGTCAGGTTCAGCTCTAGATACCCCGGTGAAAAACTTTTCACTCACCAACGGGTTTTATTATAAAGTCTACACAAACTGCGACCCACTGTATAAAGAATCGTTCGAGAAAAAACACGGCACACCACTTTTATACAAAAATGGTGTAGGACAATATGACCTCCAGAATAATCTACAAAAAGAATTCATATGTAAATATGATTGCATGAAACAATTGAAAATTAGCGATAAAACGTTGGCAAAGGCACTTAATAAAGATAAACAATACAATGGGTTTTATTACAGAACAATCTGCGAAAAACTAAAATTTTTATAAAACGCGAATAAAACCGGCAAACTGATAATATTAAACAGTAAAAGAACAGCGGATCCGAAAATCAAACGTGCATCAATTGGTTTAAACGTATAACTGGTTCGAAAAGGATGATATCTGTACATCAGGAAAAAACACAAAAATAACTGAACGAGCATATTCCATCCATAAACAAAATTCGGAACAGTGGCAAATATGCCTAAAAAAACCAAGGCGTAAATGACATGAATAACCACTAAAGAAACAAAATAAAAGCCGTAGTGAAATTTCATATAATATTCTGTATATGTATACAGCGTATTATAATAAACCATGGATAAAGAATCATTATTATCGGTGATTGTGAGTTCGACATCGTTGGGCTTGTGGGAAAACAAAGTCCCGGAAGCCATTTTTGCAGAACTTCGAAAACATTTCGAAAAGGTCAATAGTAAAAACCGTAAATTAATAGATACATATTTTACGAGAAACGATCCTAGACTCGTATCTTGTTTTCGGTTATTTTATGGCAATAATCTGGAAAGGTGTAATTTTGCGACTATTCGTTTTTTTCACCCTCGGTATTTACATCATTATAAAATCCTCCAACAACCTTGCTACTTGAATTGTCTTTATCCGGAAGAAGTTTATCTGGAAAAAAAAGAGTGGATCCAGTTTCAACTACTCATTACAACCTGTGAAAACAAAGAAGACTATAGCGATCGATTAAAATTACTTATTGAAAATGACGAAGTTTTTGCATATGATTCATTTATTCCTTTTTAGGAAAATGCCGGTTCACGAATTTTTGCATATTGAAATAATCAATCTTTTCATTTTCTGATTCCGGACCAAACAAGGATTTCAGTTTTGCATCCACCAAAATATTGCGACGGTTTTCCGGGTTTTGCAGCTTATTGTCTGCAATGTATTGAATCAGGAATTTCGTCACTTCTGTACGCGAAACGAGAGACCCTTTTTCTTTCCCCATGAAAAGACACAACTCGTCAGAAACAATAGTCGGTCGTGCAAAACCGTGGGGTTTCCGCTCTTTTTTCTGTTTCGTTTCTATTTTATCTTGTTTTTGCATCATTTTGGTTAATTGTTTTCGAATCGATTTGATCTCTGTTCGACATCCATTAATATGTTTCTTATGTTCTTGCATCTTATCTTCCAGAAGATCAAGAGATTCAATCATTTTCTCGCATGTATTTTTTGCCATGTTATATACATCTATTAAGTAGGTAGGTTTATATTGTTTTATCAGAACATTATCTCCTCGTTCAGACAGAACGCAAGGATGATTTGAACAACCCGGTTATCGATCCCTGATAAACCAGTGTTGGTTCGGACCAAAAATACTTTAAATCATGTTCAGGTTTGATATAATTAAACCAGTGATCAATCGGGAGATTGATTTCTTTTTCGGCTTGAACTATTTGACAGAGTTTTGCAGAAACCCCTTTATTAAGTACGTACATACAACATCCTCTTGACGTCTTGGATTCGTACAACATTTTGTCTGGTACAGTTTTCGCATGTAATTTCTCGCATTCGCCGCTAAATAAAACATCCCACTGCTTTGTTTTTAAATCATCCAGTAGAATATCCAATTTTTCTTTAAAATCGTCGACAAGAATTGCGTCGTCTTCTAAAACGACCACAATATCGTCCAATTCTTTGTTATATATCGCAATATGTTTCAAAAACAGAGACGTTTCTGATAGTGTTATTTTCGAAAATTTTGCAAGATCCGTATTACTTAGATGTTCTCTATCGTATAATTCGATAAATTCGTAATCGATTATGTTTGCTTTCTTTAGTTCCTGTAATATATGCTGTTTTCGTTCAACTAGCGGGGTATAGTGCGTGATGAATAATTTCATTTATATTATTCAAAAGTTGACTATATTTATATTATTTTGAAATGATATTAAATCAAAAATATTATATTAAGTATATGGATACATGTATCGTGTTTTTATGCAACAAGGCTTATTTTCAGAGATTTGTCAAGACATGTGAACTATTGGTCACCAATGGGAAATATAACGGACCCATTTGTTTGGTAATTGGGGATGACTTGTTTGACGATGCCTTACTAGACCACGAAATTATCTTGAAACACAAAATAACAATAAAATATTTCCCGGATATTAAATTTCCTTCTTCATTTACTGACGTGCAAGAAAATATAAGCAACCCAAACCGGGATAAAAGAAACATTACGAAAAGCTTTCAATGGCATAAATTACATCTTTTCAACATATGGTTCAAAATGTACAAATATATTTTCTACATGGATTGTGGGATCACAATTCTTGCCGATATTGCGCCAATGTTGAAAGAGAAAACCGAAAATAAATTATTGGCCCATTCTGACGCGTATCCTTCTTACGAATGGAAATTACGAGGACAATTTGATACGACCAATACGAAATATTTCACAGACCTTAGTACGAAATTTAATCTGGACTGGGATTATTTCCAAACGACTGTCATGATATTTGATACAAATATCATTTCCAAAAATACATTCGATGATTTATACAAACTAGCAATTACATACCCAATAAGCAAAACAAACGAGCAGGCGATAATGTGTCTTTATTTTTCAAGTATATGGCAGCCGATGAAAATCAGAAACGACGAAACATACTTGTACGACTACATGTCTAGAAATCCTTCGAATAAATACATCATGCTCAAGTGGTTTTAACCGAATTTCATAAAAAATTGTTTGTGGCTATATTTCATCCCTGGAGATATATAAAACCCAACCCAAAATGGTACTCGTTTCACTATTGCAATCAAAGAAAATTCTTACAGACTTTAAAATAAACCCCAACCATACGGCGTACTATGATATCGTCATTCAGGTCGATACGTTTGTCGATGAATCAACGTCGTGTGAATATTACGAGATATTATATAGTTTCTCGTTTCACCCACCAGATTATTTTCAAACCGAACTGGAACTAGAGGATTTAAGGGTGAGGCTACATCCATTTCGATTAGTTTCCAAGTTAGAATTTATACGCCAAAACCAATATATTGGAATCATGCTGAAAAATACCTTTACTACACAATTAGTTGACTATTTGTTAATGGATAACGAATCGCTGGCATGTTTTTCGGGAGGTATATCGCCGGAAGAATACAGAAATAGTATCATGTGGACAATATCGTATTTCGCCAAGGAATCGAAACTGATGAAATTATAAAAATGGATATAAATACAGCACCATTTATTTAATGTAAATGAAAAGTATTTCTGTGAAATTTGATAGTATAACGCTGATCGAATCCCAGAATATTGTAAATCACTACAATAGTATAAAACCGCCGCATTTTTCAAATCTTGAAATTTTAGATAGATACGAAGGGGGGTTTCAAATTTCGCGGAGAGAAGACGATACAATAAATAATGGAATAAAACAATTGCGGTGGAACAAGAAAAAATTAGACCGGATGAATTATATTGGGTTCAATGATGACGAAACCCTACTATTATATAAATCATTCATACACGTGTTCGACGAATCGCTAGTGGTATATAAATAAATAAGAAAAATGTTCGATAAAAAAATCATTTTTTATCGAAAAACCAAGCGGATTCTTATATTCATTTTCGCGATGAATTTACTCAAACAGTATACTTATGAAAGGATTTTTATTTATTTTTTCTTTATTATTTTCTGATAAAAAATCAAACCTATTCAAATTTTTATCCTTCCACCATTCTACATGAAACCTGACATATAAAGGTATATTATATGTTTTATGGACAGCGAACAAATCCTCCAATACGAACTCTTCTCCTCCTTCAATATCTATTTTAATCAACGATACATCGAGTGGATTTATATTATACTTATTAAACACACTTTGTAACGTAATCGTTTTGACAGAATAACACTGGTCCGTGCTTTCTTCTTCGGTATAAGTTTGAGACGTACTATCGTTCAATCTTGAATTTTTCATGAATTTATTTTTACCAAATTTGATATCCATATCGTCAACATTATAAATAGCATTAGATATCAGGGTGTAACTATTTGGTTCACAATTATTTTTACAGTTTACAGTCAAAGCTCCGAATGATTGTTTATCTGCTTCGATTGAATAAACATGTTTCGATTTTCTACATGCGTACATACACGTTGTGCCGATCCAGCCCCCGATGTCGATAAAAACTTTATTTTTATTCAAGAAAGTATCGAAAACACGAAAGGTTAAATTTTCCCAGTTGAAATACGTGTTTGACCAGAAAGGAATATTATCGGGGTCTTTTCTTTTCTCTATAAAAAAAAACTCGTCGTTTTTATGAATTTTCAAAAAATGATTTTCGATATAAGGCATCATTCTTTTTGTGATGGAAGAAAACGACGTGGTTTTGGTATTTGTAATGTAAATTTTGTAAATATTATTGATAATAGTATTCTCTCTATACCAAGGTATATGTCGCGCAGTGAATTTTCCAGCAACTCTAATTTGAGTTTTATATGCACTATTTTTGTTTACCAAACAAAAAGTGGTGTCGATATCTGCATCATATAATTCAAACGTTTCGTCTTTAATCCTATTAACCCAGTACTTTTTTTCCCACTCATAAATATTTGCAACATTGTAATAAGGAAAGTCAAACATTTTGTCAAAATCGATAATCTCTAATGCAAATCCTATTTTTAGAGTCTTGTGTTTTTCAGATAAATCGGACAAAATATCGATAAAGTTCTCTGGCAAATTTTTATTAAACTCTAAATCAGGATCGGTTAATATAAATTTGTCGGGCATACTATCGTAAATATGTTTGTTGTTAGATGGCGTGACCCAAGGACCGGTATTTGAACTATTGCGGATAACTTTACAATTCACATTATTCAGAAAGTGAATCGTTTCTTCGCAAGTAGAACAGTTGTCCAATATTTGAATATTATCATAATACCGCTTGTTTATTTTGATAATTTGATTCAATGTATTTTCGACATATTGATAATTATTATAACAGATGACTATTATTGGGATCTCCATTGATTTGTATTTGTGAATTTTATTTATACTATTTATATCTATTTTCGCATTCTTGTTTTTTT